GTACCGAAGCCGACCGCCACATTAACGGCGACCACTTCGGGCGTATCTACGACAGTTACATTAACGACTTCCATTATCTTGTTACATCTTGTTTTATTTCAATCGTGCCGCCAATGTACGTCTTTACCCGTCCATCAGTCCACGTAAACTGAATGTCATAGTAATACTTCGCAGCTTTCCAGTTTAACACCTGCTCATCAATCCGGAATTCACCATTAACGGCATCCGTTATCGTTACCCCACCAATTGCGGCGGATGTACCCATCTGGTAATCGTATGCCAGACAGGGCTGCTTCTTGAACTGAATCAGTATGGTGCAATCGGTCAGATCGAGTGCCGCTGAATTGACCGTAACGGTGAACGTAATCGGCTCCAGCGTGTCTCCTTTGACCTTATCTGCGAAGTTATATTCGTACTGATACGTTGCCATTACTTTGATGTTTTAAAGATGTCCCTGAACGCCTTATTAATGCGATACCAGATGTCCCCAGCATTATACCCGACCAGAAACATTCCTATCTGAATACATGCTGCATAGTCGCCTAAGAAACGGGCAATGATAGCGCTCACTTCCTGCGTTGCCACATTGTACTGATATACGATAAGCCCAGATACAACGAATGACACTATGAACATCACAGCGTTATTGTTGATGAAAATAGACCATGCAAAGTCAGGTTTACGCCGTGCCGAATCGTACAACATTACGAAGTGCAACATTATGCCGAGAAATGCCAAAATGTATAGTTCCATAGTCGTTGATTTTAATGTGAAGGATATTCAAGTGCTTTCATTAGTGGTGGATTATGTATTTTATAATACGTGTGCCGCCCAATCTGTTGCGAATCCTTACATTTGTCCCATTGTCAAATATACACAAATTACCATCCGTGTCGGTCGTTACAACATTGGCGCTATTTGATTTTAAATATACAGTACCATCAGGTAAATAGATAAATTCAGCCCACTCTACAACAGTGGCCGACAAATCACTTAAATATACCTCTCCCCATCCATACCTCCCACTTGGTAAATCGATATAATCATCATATATAAATGTGGTGTTTGCATAGTGTTCTGTACTCAATTCATTTATGCTTAATATGCAATTATCTCCTGATAGATACAACCCGTTATTATTAATATATATTAATTCTGACACAGTTTTTATTTTAATACCTGTGTTTTTTATTTCAATATAATTTCCGGCGCCATCATCAAAATATAGTGCATTTTTTTTAAAATAGCTGTTACTGCCCTCAAAATTAAACGTCCCCCACAGCGTATCCCCAGTAGTCTTCACATAACCAGTATCATTAACGCCTGAAACAAACGCAGTCGTCATATACGTCCCATCACCAAACAACAGAGTATCGCTGCCAATCTTATCGGCAAACCAGATAAAGTCAGACGCGTCAATTAAAACGCTATCGCCTTTCAACTCTACGGAGTAATTATTCGCTCCATACTGCAAAATCATTTTTGAGCCCCTGATGTTTACTGTCTGCGCCAAAGCGGCACAAACGATAAGGAGCAACCCGATAAATATTAATGCCTTTTTCATATGTGCAAATTTACAACACCAACGCTTAATAAAAAAAAACATCAGGTTTTATTTATAGTGGGCAGCACATCACAGCGTATCTGCTTCATGTCATTGTATCTTCGCAGGTAAATGTCGAATTCATCCCCTGTCATGTCCATATTAAAATAGGTGTCGAATTCCTGGAGGGCAACCGCCTCATCAAAGTCGTTATTAACATGCAGCCGGTAGAATGTAATCCATGCGAATATCATCACATCTACGGTCTGATTGATGTAGATATTTCCCAGCTCGAACGGCTCGTATGTCGATGTACTTTCAAATATCTCACTTACCCTCTTGCACGCCACGCCACAGCTCAACGGCTCCGTTTCATTCTCAACATCGAAGTCCTTAACAAATAGGTTGGTAGCTGTCGTTATGTTCTTATTCAAAAATACACACTTGTAGGCATGGCAGTAAGTCCACATCATTACATTGGTGCGGTTGCTCATAACGAAGCGCGGTATCCGTTCCTCAAACTTCTTTATAGTGCCCATAATACTGCGTGTTTGGTTGTGGTTTACTATCGTATATGAAATATTCATCAGATACGTGTTTTCGCAACTCTTCCTCTGAATAAACAACGGACTTAACAAAATCAATCCGTTCCTGCAACGTGCCCGACTGATAACGCCCCCTGTTCTTACCATACAGACCAGCGTGGAAACATCGCGGGTGCATCGGGAAGATAACAGCCTTGTCGCCTTGCTCGCTTATCCTGTGAATCAAACCATCCTGTTCGATGAACGATGTCCCTATCTTTGAATAGGGGAACTGCCGAGCAAGGTACTGACTCGGAAAGTCGATATACGACTGATTGTAATGATTGCGTATGTCCTGCAATATAACGTCCCTACAAAAACAAACACCAATTGACTGGTAAACGCCACGACTGATGTAATACTCATCCGTATGCATTGACAACTCGCGTCTGTCATTGAAATTCACGGCTCCGATTGAACACCATCCAAATTGATTAACTGACCTATGAAAATGGAAATAGTCTTCATTAATCAGTACATCGTCCTCAATTAAGTAAACGAGTCCGGTCGATTGAGCGGCACCAGCACACCAAGCGTTCAACACATTGGCGCTCTGCTTCGTTACTCTGTTTCGTGGATGTGGCATCTTAATCACGCCACCATGCAGGCCAAACTGATTGAATACATCCTCACATGCCGGATCGTGTCCGTAGTCAAGGCAAAGCAAGTAGTAATGTTCGTTGTAATGTCTTGCATTAACGATGTGCGTAAGGCACAGGGATAACATCTCTGGTCGGTTAAATGCCGGTATCAGCACTACATCCATTTGTCCCTCCTAACCCAAATGGTATTAACATCCAAAACATTTATTAAATGATATTCGCCATTTAGTAATTCAATCTGGTCGTAACGGCTCGAAACATCATTGCTCTCTGTAATGATTATCTCAGGATAAATCGCCTTATAAAATAACTCATTCAAGATAACGGCTTCCATCCCCTCAACGTCAATGGAAAGTAAACCACACGGCACAGGGATAATGTCCTGCGCTGCCACCAACTTAACCGTTAATGGTTTGATATTACCCTTGCCTTTAATTAGACTGCTGTGGTCTGGCCGGTCAGGATCGTAATAAAACGTAGCTTCACCATCGATGTCGCTTACGGCTGCGTTGATTGTCCTGATGTCTTTGCGGTGTGCATAATTATTTTGCAGTTGTTCAAAGTACGCGGGACTTGGCTCTACCATAACCCCACTCCAGCCCAATTCGGCAAATGCCCTCGTATTGCTCAAATGAACACCATCACACGCTCCGAAGTCGGCAAAGGTGGGCGTTACCTTTAACTTACGATTTCTGATTAAATCAATCAAATAGCTGTCTTCATTGTGCTGCGAATACATCGAGTGTGTTTTTAATGGTTTGGTAAACTATATCTTTGTTCCTGTGATCGCCTAATGCAAAGATAGGACTTTTTATTGAACTTGCATACATCGGCATCTGTGGGGCATTTGTCATTATGTAATCGCGGTACTTAAACCCATCACCAGCCACGTTATCGGATAACTGCACCCATGCCGCAGGAATGCCGTATGCGTGTGCAATTATTATCCCGTGCAGCGACGATGAAATGATTAATTTGCACTCTGATATATCGTCAACGACTTTCTCCAACGGCTGCGTTACGTCAATAATTGAATCGAAGTCCCGACTATACTCATTAATCGACAAATCATAGTCAATGTAATTCGGCACTAACCCAACTCTGTGGCGTTTACGCGTGTTCGGTTTATACAGCATCGGCATAATGAGAGCCGGATCTCCGACCATTGCATTTGAGGCATATCCCATGCGCTGCAATTTATAAAGCGAGAGCAACCCTCTGACAAGTGGAATATCAGCAGCACCGGCAAAGTCATTATCATGGCGCATGAATCCGGCACCTAAAACGATACTGTTCTCATTCGACTGGTCAAGGACAGACCCGCACATCAACACATGACTGTCTTCATTTGAATGTTCCGGCACCTCGCCTGTCAGTCGCTCAATGATATAGGACGTCATCACATCACCAAAATTCACAATGTCCTTACATGCCCACCATGCTCTCATAATGCTAATTTTTTTACGTTACTGATAAACTCATTGCGCCCCATCTCATAGGCCATCCGCGCACGTGAACTCCGATAATTTACCTCTTCATCGCTCATGTTCATTATCGTATAAACGGCAGCTGACAAATCCGAAGGTTTGAACGTCCATGTGTTTACGATACCCATGTGTCTGTAAGGTTGTGCCGGAATCAGTACGGAATAATCAGGTCTGCATAATTCATTCATTGGCGCTGCATCGATAGTCAGCACAATAGCACCTACAGACAACGCCTCATTGATGTAATGTCCGAAGCCCTCGTACTCCGAGGGACAGATATGAAAACGATACGCGTTCTGTATGATACGATAGTCCTCATCCTTCAACCTTGCATTGTAAACCGTTACGTTCGCATTCGTTCCGCCTTTCATCCACTTCGACGTTATCAATGTCAAGTTGCCTATTCTATTTTCAGTAAAGGCCTTGTAAGTTAATGTCGTTCCCTTTGTTTCAGAACGACCAATGGCGTGCAAAAAGGCCGGCGTTCTGTTCACTTTAGAATCCATGCGGTCATCGGAAGTCCACCCGATGTAAACAGCCCTGTCGCCTACATATCGCCTAAATATCTCCTGACAATGGCGTGTCTTACATAACACTAAATCGAAGCGGTCAATGAATGTCAGCCACTCCGATGCGAACCACTCGGGATTAGGGATGATGATATTGCGCCTCCCATTTATCATATCCTTTCGGCAGACCTCGAAAAAGATATTCGTATCGGCGTGTGGAGGTGCCTGACCTTTCAGGTAATCGACAAAATTATATTTGATACCAGCCACTTCGGCAAAGAGTTTCATGTCCCTGCTTAAACCTACGCCGTTATCGACTGAAATGAAGTTAATCATAAGTCCCATTTATTAGGTACATGACACACCAGATATTGCCCGGTTATCCGCACGTAGCGACCTCGTTTCATCAACTGTTGGATAAAGTGCCAGTCGTGGTCATAAGTGTCATCAGGTGCCCATTGTGCGAGTGTACGCTTATGCACTATGTTCGATGTGCCGCACTTATGCGCCTGCAATGCACATGCCCGCTCAATAAACTTTGTTTCGTGCGGTATCATGTCATTGAACAAATACCAATCGAAATCGGGATGCGCTGCAATGCCATCGGCAATCATTTGCAGGTGCGAAGGCCCCAGCACGTCATCGTTGTCAAGATAAACGATGTAATCACCTTTCGCAATATTAACGCCTGTATTTCGTACGATGCCAGACCATATCTTTTGTTTCGGTATTTTATAGCATTGCACCCTTTCATCGGGATATTCTGCCACTATCTCACACGTCCTGTCGCAGCCATCGGCAATGACAATCAGCTCCCATTCCGGTATCTTCTGCAACAATACGCTGTTAATAGCGCGCCGGAGTTTATTCTCCCTGTCCGATGCAGCCCCTTTGTATGCACCCAGATAGGATGCCATGATGATACTAATCATTTCGTCTTGTGTTTGGTTATGTCGTATCCGTTGCGTTTCGCCTGTCGCTCACTGATGTACTTTATGTTATGACGGCAATTATGCCCGCCCCTGTGAATGAAAAAATCATAATTCTCTTGAAAGTAAGGCAATGCCTGCGGCCATGTCTTTACATCATCCACATGATAAGTGTTACCAGCCCTCTCTTCGCAGAATGGCCTGGTGGTTTCAATTACATCACCCTCATAGACAAAGTATTTCAACCCTAAACGGTTAGCGTATGCCTCTGCAATCTTTGCATTTACGTTGAACATCGCATCATGAACGTACTGTTTTGAGTAACGAACTAACGATGTGTCAATACCTTTGCCCCCCAGCAACAAATCTTTGAACCCTTTTTGGAAGTCCCTCAATGTCGCCTGTCCACTTATGGACTGATTGACGTAATTAACGACCTTATTCTTAATGTCCTGCTTCGCGGCCTTTGTCAAATTGTCCAAATACGACCCTTTGATGACATTATTATTCATGTCAATACCAACGGAGCTACCAATGGCTCCCAGCTTAGAATAAATGTCTGTCTGCGTAATCGGCTGCTCTGATATGGCAGAATAGTATTGCCCGGTCAAATCAGCACTCTCCAGCATCTTCTTAGCAACCTCTTTAAACATGCCATTCAGCGGCTTCAAATACTCGTCAATACGATTTGATATTTCATTCGATAGGTTGAAGTTACGGCTGTTATATTCAATCTTACCGCCCTGCACGTCAAAGACAAGTTGCTCACGTATCTGTTTCACCAGACCTTTCTCAAATTCAGCAAGTGCCTTGTCCAAGTCGGTCAAGGCATCATTCATGAATTTACGCAGCAATTTATCTTTGTCGTTTCCTGTCATTATTCAGTAGTGTCTGTTGTAAAATCAATATCAGGTACTGTCATCATGGCTGTATATCGTTCGACATACTCCCGAATTATATCACGCTGTTTTCTCGTTGCGCTGTTGTAGAACACATCGGCACCTATCTCAATCTCGATGTCAGTGAATATCTGACCGTAGAACGTATAAAGCACCCGGCTATAATTATCAATCGGGAGTGAACTGTTGATGTTCATTCGTTCCTGCTCTGTCTTTCCGCGATACGGGTCAAAGTAAGCCATAACGCTGTATTTTTTCATCAATTCCGGCGTGTCCTTATAAAGTACGCTCGCAGCATCGGCCTCTAACCCATCAATGATAGCCATACCAGCGCCGGCAGTCTTTGCCGCCTGCAAGTCGGATAACACCTCGTCATAGGTCTTTAGTTTGAAGTCCTGCTTCACATGAGCAATTACATTCAATCCCTCACTAACGCCCATGTATTCGGCGGTCTGCCATACGATGTATTTCCACAATGAAGCGTATTGCTTTGCAAATGAGTAAAGTGTGTCATAAACCGATTGCAGTTCAATGGTCTTTTCTGTTGCAGTTGTCGTTACTTCGGCACGCGTGAAAATATCGCTGTTGAAAATCGACTTTTGAATCTCAATCGACAACCTATTAACGTGTTCATTCTGGAAGTTAAGAACATCGATGGGTAACTGAACGTATGATACAAAGTTACCTAAATTGAATGCCTCTGCCGGATCGCGTGGCAACCCTAACGTAATAATGTCCTGACCAGATGTGTGAGCCGACATATAACCAGTGCCGCCACAGGTAGGACATTTCCCGCCCGTTGTGGTCAGAACTCCATTAACGCAGCCTTGTGCCGTGCATCGTGGGGCGTATTGAATCTTTTGAGGGAACGCATGTAATGTAGTCCCTAAGTCGAACTCACTCACTGCCTTTAACACCTTATCGAAGTAAGGCCTGGCACCCTCAAGTACGGATACGAAAGTACGGTGGTCTGTCAAAGCATCATGCAGATAACCCCAACGACAGGCAACAGGTGCGGTCAATTTATAGAATGTTTCCATTACATAGAACACTTCTCTGTCGTTGATCTGAAAGTATTGCTGACCATTGAACTCATAGATAGTGTGCTGTTCCTTCATCAAGCGAAGTATGCTATCATCAGCAATCGGGACAGCCACAATAGCGCCATCTGTGCCGTATAATGTGTAACGATAGGATTGTTTTAAATTGCCATCCGTGCCGGTGTACGTCATCGGCTTACGAATCAGCAGCCAGTCAAGGATGCCATTTGTAAACTGATAATTCAACGCGTCAGGTGAATAGACAATCGTCGGGAATGTCTTAGCGTAGTCCCTGCCATCGGTGCCGAATGTGTCAACGATTAACCAGCCATTAGGGTCAATGAATGTCATATCAGCAATGAACTCATCAAGATAGGCACGCTCATCCGACATTGAATAGAACTCCGACAGGACTTTTTTCAAGTCATCGACCTTACCGGTGGCATCATGCGAATAATAAAGGTTGATCGCGTTGGATCGCAGCCCTTTTTGAAATACGCTCTTTGCCCTGCTTACTGCCGATGGGATTATGTGAGCCGTTAGCCGCTTACGTTGTGCGAAGGCAGCTTCATCCTCCCGTTGTACGATTTGTTGCAGTTGGGCATCCAGACCATCGCCTGTTACCCATGATTTGTATTTCTCGTATAATTCAACCGTTCTCTTGTAGTCCCCGTGTGTGGTGTTGGTAAGACGTGCTAAATCGGCGGCTGTTATCATCTGTTTTATAATTTTCGCAAATATACAAACTTAGAATTGAAATTCCAAATTTATTTTCCGAAGTGGTCTCGAAAGGCCTCACACATTAGATAGTCTAAAGTATCTGATGTATGTCCATATATTTCATATGTCATACCCGTATCGCTATCCTTTACCCGCTGTTTCAGCTTACCCCCATCGGGAGCTTCGAGTACATTCTGGAAGTCCTCAATCGTTTTCTTGCATGCCGGGTCAATAAATAACTTTATATGCCAGCCCCCAGCCAGCACTTTATTGATGAACTCCCTACGTGCTTTTAGTCGTGGGTTTGAACGCGGCACCCGCCACGAAGCCGATGATAGATACTTTGCCATGACTTGTGCAATGACATCGTAATTGTTCCGGCTAACGACAGTATTCATATTGCTGCCAGAGGCGTCGCCGTAGATAAAGACCTGGCCTTTGAAGTCCTTTTCATCAAGATAGCGAACGATGGCACCAGCCAGATGCTCCGACTGATTGTATGGATTCGACAGCGTGAACTCTTTGAATGTTTCGACATGGTACTCAACGCCTACCTGCCTGATTTGCGACAACGTAGCTGTGATGTAAGGTGATACGTTGAAGTCAAATGATACGTGAACGGACAATGCAGGATCATACTCACACTTACGAATATTTGAGCCGCTGAAATGAGAATAAAACTCAAACCCTGACTTAACAGACCCAGTGATCCCCTCGCCGTACACCTGCCACCATGCAGCATCGTACTTGTTCGATTCAATCTCTGACACCTGCTCATGCGAAAGGAACTGATTATCCTTGTATGTCGAATGCACCAATACCCAGCGGCCTGCCTGCTCCGCGTTCTCCATTATGTCCGTATCTACCCAGAATTTTTTAATCGGGTTGTAATCGAATATGACCTGCTGACTGGTACGGATTAATAACTGTCTAACGATTCCATACGGGATAAACTGACACTCATTGACAAATAATCTGTCCCTCTGCGAGCCGTGCACCTTATCGTCGTTATCTGCCGAGAAGAACTCTATTATAGCACCATTGGGGTAAGTGTACGTGAACGTTGAGCTGTTCCAGCGGTCGGCACTAAAGGCATTCGCCTCCCTCAATATATTGACAAAGTCCCTTATTGCACCCTTACGCAGGTGAGGGATAGTCATTGCCACGACAGAATTCACCGTTGCCCGCTTGTCTGTCGATGCCGTGAGGTGCAATAGCTGTAAGTTGGAGTAAGTCTTACCCGAACGCGTTGAGCCCTTGCTGATGATGTAACGTACACCATCGCGCCACGCCGGAAAGGTCTTCCAAAATACGGATGTAAATTTCATTCCTTGCGGTTGATGAAGTCTTCGAGCTGTTTCTTTTCGTCGGGGCTTTCGACTGTTATCGACATGCCGAGCGTCTGGTCATTAGAGGTCATGTCCTTCCTGTCCTTCTGGTCAAGGTACTGTTTGCCGAGCCAAATGCACATCGACTTATCGCCATTCATTGCCATTTCAAACTGTTTCGCCCTGAGTAGCTCTTTGCCTTCGGACTTCTTTTGCGCTGAATACTCACTAAAACTCAATTTATTGACCTCTTTACAGGCCTCGTATAAAACATTCGGATGCACGCCTAAAATGCCAGCAATACCAACGCCATCGCATTGACACGTTAATAAGTGATCTACTCTTTTCCAGTCTATATTTGCTTTTGGTCTTCCCAT